AACTATCTTTCTAAAGCAGGTATTACATCAAGGTCTGGAAGGTTTGACATAAGATCTTCCATAGGACTCTTCTCTGTTGGAATACATTCAATACCATTATCCTTGAGAAGTTGTCTTGCTACGTTTAGATCACCAGGTTTTGCTTCTCCACTTTTTACCTTGTCTAACAATTCCTGTATAAGAACTGTATGAAGGTGTTCTAATAATTCTAATTTATTTGCTTTTTCCATAGTTAAAATGTTCTTGCAACCAATATACCTTGTTTTAGAAATTTATGCCCAATACAGCTACAGTTGGACAACGATTTAAGATAGATGATCGTGTCGTGAGAAACCATACGATTGGATACTCAGGTAGTAAATATAAGAAACATATAGGAACAGTTACAGAAGCCCTTACAAAAGCTAATAAACTTGGTGTTAATCAATACTATTACAAAGTAAAATGGGATGATAGAAGGTCATCTGAACACGCTCAACATAGTCTTAAACCTGTCGAGTAGTGTCCTTCTTGTCTTATATTTTTTCTTTTTAGTTGGTTTTACATTTTTTGTTCTGTGATGTTCTGCCATTTCATAGCGTATAAGTTTTGTATTCATTTCTGAAATGCGTTCTATGGCAGCCATGATAAGAAAATCCTGTAGTTTGTTGTCTTTCATTAGTTCAAGACAAACTTCTTTTACAACAGCATTAGGCATCTCTTTGATTTCTCTTCTTCTGATTTCAATATCAAGTTCTATTTCGGGTGGTGTTTTACCAATAAGAACCTCGTAAAATTCCTGATGGTTCATTTACCTGGGAATAATGCCTGCTCCAACATATCGCATAATCTGTCATCGACATCATTATCAGTTTTTTTAACACAGGCACGAACCAGATCCAGTGCAAGTTGCCTTATTGCTTTGGATCTGAGGAAGGTAAAGAGGATTGGTCTGATAATTGCAAGCATAGGTTTTAGTTATACACTTCCCAATTATGTATATATTTGCTAATTTTGGCTTGACTCCTCACACAAGTCAATAAGCCCTATTCCCCATTACAGGGCTTTTCTTTATTAGTCAATATGGAAGAACAGGAAGAAAAACAAGGACTGGGAATCATTGGAAACGCAGTGCAGTTGGTGATTTTGGGGTGGTCACTTGGAGTTATATCCTGGTCATACTTTAATCCAAATCCTGTTAGACAGATTGATACCACCTTCGCTGCTGGACTGCTTTCGGCTGTCATGAGTAACTATGGCCTTAATGTTAAAAAGGCTACTGATAATAAAAAGATGAAAGGTAAGATTAATATAGTAGATAACAAAGATTCAAAAGTGGGTATTTCCAACACATGATTAAAAAATTATTGCCATTTCTTTTCTTTTTTACACCCACTGCAAGTTATGCAGATATTACTTCAACAATAACATCTTCAGTAAAACTTGAAGTGGCAGCACCAGGAACGACTGCTGATCGTATAGGTAACTCATATAGTGTTTCTGGTACAGGTGTAAACACTACAGATGGTACGACAGCAGGTAGTGTTGGTGGATTAGGTGCAGCAACTAATGGTGTAAATGCTTATACACCGATTACAGCAAGTCAGTTAACAGACGGAGAAAGTTTTAATTACACAGTTTCGCATACTACAGGTGATACTATAGGAACTTCTTTAACTACTGGTGAAGTAAGTGCCTTTGGTGATCTTACAAGTACTTCTGGAGGTACTGCAACGAATTTAGCTGGTACTGTAGACAATCATGTTATTACTATTACAGCAGGTGGTGCTGGTACTACAGCGACAGGACAATATGTAACTTCTGTAACGGTAGACTAATGAGTCATGAAAAAGGTTTTACTACTGTTTTGTTTATATGTTTTACCAGCTAATGCAAACATTGTTCCTTCATTTACAACAGGTACGATGTCATCAACAACTACAACTCAGACATCTATTACAGAATCAATCACTAGCAAAGATTACTCTACAGGTTATGAATACACTGTTACTGGAACAGGTATTAAACATGATGGGGGCAGTATGTCACCCGATGCAACGCAAGTTTCAGGTACAGTAGGAGGTCAATCTTATACATGGACAGGAGCAGATATGACAACAAAACCAAATTGGACTTTAACAAATCCTACATCAGGAGATGCTTTTCAATTTACAGAAACATATCATGGTCCAGGATTGCAAAATGTAACTTCTATTACAAGACAAATAGAAACAGAATCAGTTACTACTACTACCTCTGTGTTCTCACAATAATACTTAGTCCTGTTAAGGTTTTAGCTAATTCTGTTAGCCAAAGTAATAGTGGTTCAGTTACTAATCAGAATTGGAATGTAAACAATGGTAGTTTTCATCAAAATTCTTTTGGAGGAAATGTTGTTTGTCAGGGTGCAATGATGACTATCACACCATTTACTACATTAAATTCAAACTGGAGAAAACCTTTCTCACATTTTTATGAAACGCCAGTGTACGATCCAACAGATATAGAAGGTGATTTTGATGAAGATGGCAATCCAATTGGAGATGGAACACCTGATAATCCAGGAGATATTCTTTATTATCAACGTAATTATTCTGGTACTAACAAAGATACCTATGCACTTGGTACAGGTATAACTTTAAATTTCTCAATACCGTTAGATAAACGTTTAGGTGAGCAATGTAAAGAAGCTGCACAAACACAGATAAATATAAGAAAACAAACTCTTAAAAATTTAGAGCTTGATTGGCATTTTGCAAGATTAAAACACTGTGGTGAGAAGAAATTAGCTGGCATCCAATTTGCAAAATCAAGTCCTTACTACAATTTATGTAAAGATATAGAAGTTGTACCTAAGAAGGGTCAGGTTTTACCTCATCGTCATTCTTTGACTTCCGAGAAGTAACTTTCTTGACTAAATTCTTTACTAATGGTTTTACAGCATTGATAAGTAGTGGAGTAGTAGCAGCGACCAGAGCAATACCAGCAGCAGTAGAAGCAGCTTTAGCTGAAGGTAGATATTGGTCGATGAACTTTGTGTCTTCATAGAGTGTTATGCACTCACTTTTATCATCTGATAATTTATGATCTATGACACGTTCTAGTTTTTTATCGTTACGAAAATCTCCTACTCTTTGATCTTTGTCACCAGGGCATTTTATAAAAAACTCTTCTTTCTTTTTGTCTGGTAATTTAGGTTTTTCAGTTTTTACTTTTGGGGTTGGTTCTTGTCTTGTTTGTTGTGATTGTTGCTTAGTTTCTACTATCTGTATTTTTCTTCTGTCATATAACATTGGTTCAAAAGAAGGCATTGAACCGTAAGGGCAACTTATTACAGTTCCTCTTGGATCATCGTTATATAAGGCTGTATTCTTTGGCGAAGCATCTCTGTGATACTTTACACATCCAGGTATTTTTAACGATGGTAGAGGGACGTTTAATACTTGATATGGATTATGTACTGGTATATCAATCTGCGGTATTTTTATCTTTGGTATTTCCATTACATAGGTAATGAAGGTCCACTAAATTTTGGTAATTGTTTTGGTATCTCGTCTTTCATTTTGTTTTGTAAATCACCCATAACTTTATTTTTAAGGTTACGTTCAAATTCTGGTGATCTCATATATTGAATTGCTAAGTAAGCCCCTACACTCATTGACGAGACCATTAAGAATGAAATAATAGAAAGGATGTTAGCAATTTTGTTAAACATGATAAAAGAAATTGTAAGTAAGTTAACAGCACCCCTTACGTTTGCTGTGTTGTTTCTTGTTGTAGGTCTGATGCCTCTGTATCTGATGGCTGCGATGCTTCGGGTGTCTTTTGAGTCTCAAGAATCTGCTGCTCCAACAACTTCATCGCACCGTTGATTTCATGTAAAGCAATAGTTAAGTTTTGTCTTTGTATTGCCAGTTCTTGTAATTTTTTCTGTAAATTCATTTATTCGTAAACCTTTTTACCATCTACTATAGCTTTGTCAATTGCTGTGAAATCTTCTGATCCCCAAATAGAAGTTGTTTCATCAAGTTTTTTATAAGCCTTGATAATTTCAAGATGCTCTACATTACGCTTGATCTTGCCTTTGTAATCATCATCAGTTTCATCTGATGTCTTGGCGGTATTGATAACAGTTACACTATCACCAGCAGCAGAAAAGATAGCTGCGATTTCATCTGCGGTTCTTTCTTCCATAATTAAAAATTAAGTTACTTGTAGTTTACCCTGCTTCGAGGGCTGTGACTTTTGCAGATAGTTCTTTAATTGCGTTTATCATATGCCAGAAAATATCATCACTTTGAAATGTTTTTATACCACTAGAGTTTGTTGTAATAACACTATTCAAAATAGGTTCTACTTCCTGTGCAATTATTCCTAATTGTGTTCCAGTTTTATTTACAACGGCAGATTTTATAACCTCTGTCAGTTCTGGATTATCAGCCTTAATCTCATCTTCTGTTTTATACTCAAAATTTCGTACTTGTATTTGATTAATTATTGATAAACCAGTGTCATAATTTACAATATTTTTTTTAATACGTTGATCTGAAGTAGTATTCCATGCTGTTCCATTACCTTCATTAAATACACCATTAATACCACCTAAAAATCCAGTATTATCACCTTTTCCAGTTAAATCATGTCCAAATACATATTGTTTTGTGGCAGTTGCACCGTTTGGATTTGCATTAGTTCCAATGCATACGTTTCTTGATCCAGTTGTAATAGAATCACCTGCGTCTTTACCCACACAAACATTGTTACCATCCCCAGTTGTATGAATGCCTAAAGCATTATTTCCAATTGCTACGTTACTAGGTGCAGTCGTACAAGCATCTAAAGCATTATTACCAACAGCTACATTATTGGCTCCAGTTGTGTTGTCCTGTAAAGTATTTGAACCTAAAGCAGTATTATTACTACCAGTTGAGTTTGATTGTAACGCAATATATCCAAAGGCAGTATTATTTGAAGCTGTCGTATTATCTCTCAGGGCTTCTCTACCCACAGAAGTATTACCAGCACCAGTTGTATTTGTTGTTAACGATCTATAACCTACTGCTGTATTATCGTTAGCTGTAGTATTTGCATCTAAAGCCTCAGCACCCAACGCTACGTTTTTCGTTCCAGTTGTGTTTGAATATAAGGCATCATTACCTATTGCGGTATTGTTATCTGCTGTGGTGTTACTAAATAAGGCCTCATCTCCTACAGCAACATTTAATTGTCCAGTTGTATTTGAACTTAATGCTTGATAACCAATAGCAGTGTTTTGGACAGCAGTAGTATTAGCATCTAAAGATAAAGCACCAACAGCAGTATTTCTTGTTCCAGTTGTGTTTAATCTTAACGCAAGAGAACCTACAGCTACATTATTGCCAGCAGATGTATTTGATCCTAGAGCTTCATGACCAATGGCTGTATTATCAGAACCAGTGGTGTTGGCATCAAGACAAAGACTTCCTAACGCAACATTAAATGCACCGGTTGTGTTTGCTACTAAAGCAAAATGTCCAACTGCGGTATTGTTTGAAGCTGTGGTGTTGTCGCCTAAAGCCCCTCTACCTAGTGCAGTATTAGATGCACCTGTAGAATTTGCATTTAATGCTGCGTGTCCAACAGCAGTATTATCTGCACCCGTTGTGTTTGTAGTTAAAGAATTATACCCAATGGCAGTATTCTTATCTGCTGTGGTATTAGCATCTAAAGCGTTTGCACCTACCGCTACGTTTTCAGTTCCAGTTGTGTTTGCTGATAAAGCTAATGCACCTAGGGCTGTGTTGCCATCGGCCGTAGTATTTGCATCTAAAGCGGCATAACCCACAGCAGTATTTCTATCGCCTGTCGTGTTAATTGCTAGTCCAAACTGTCCAATACCTACATTTTCGTTACCTTCAGTATTTTTTTCCATCGCCCTATCACCGATGGCTACGTTAGTATTTCCCGTAGTATTTTCGTTCAATGCTTCATATCCAATAGCAGTATTAGAAACGCCTGTTGTTGTACTTTCCATTGCCAAAGAACCAACAGCAGTGTTTTTATCACCTGTTGTTTGATCTCCTAAAGCAAATGCACCAAGAGCAGTATTATTATCACCAGTAGTATTATCATCTAAGGTATTATTACCAACCGCTACGTTGTTTGTTCCAGTTGTGTTTGTTTTTAATGCTTGATAACCAACAGCAGTGTTATTACTAGCAGTAGTGTTATTTTGTAATGCTTGATAACCAAAACCAGAATTATTAGTTCCAGTTGTGTTTCCACTTACTGCTCCAAAACCAAAAGCACTAAGAAAAGATCCTGTTGTATTTGTTACTGCTGCTGAAGAACCTACAGCTGTGTTTGAAGAACCAGTTGTGTTTGCTAATAAAGCTGCATGTCCAACAGCCGTATTATTATCTGCCGTTGTATTAGCATCTAAAGCTGCATAACCAATAGCAACATTTTTATCTCCGTCTGTATTTAGTTCTAACGCAAAACTTCCAATAGCAACATTTTGAATACCTGTTGTAGTTGCAGACATAGCTTTCTGACCAACTGCTGTGTTTTCTCCTCCAGAAGTAAGTTCAGTTAAAGCCTGTTTACCAATAGCAGTATTATTTCCACTAGAAACAGCAGCATCTAAAGCTAACTCTCCAAGAACAGTGTTACCAGCAACAGAGTTTGCACCTTTACCTACGCTTACACCATTTATAACCTGATCACCAGTAAAAGTATTAGTGCCAAGAGTAGCTAAGTTACCTAAAGCTGTTACACCACTTTGCCATGCACTACCGTTATATACTTTAAGTTCGTTATCTGTTGTATTAAAAAATAGATCACCTACATCTAGATTACTTGTAGGGTTACTTGAACCACTACTATATCTATCAGCAAAAGCATTAACACCACTTAAGTTTGTTGCAACTGTATTTACATTAGTTATAGACCCTGCTACAGATGTGACATTAGAACTTATACCTGCAACTGTTGTGACGTTTGCTGCTATCCCTGCAACTGTAGTTACATTACTACTAATACCTGCAACTGTATTTACATTAGAAACATTACCAGCAACAGTAGTTATTTCTGTTGCTTTTGGTACAAGCCTATGAAATGTATAGGTATTAAGAGTAGAAGTAGTTTCTAATATCATTCCAAAGCCAGCAGTAAATGTAGTGCTTGCTGTAGCTCCTGTAACTGTTACAGTAGAGTTTCCTATAGTTCCGTTTGCGATAGTAAAAGTACCACTACCATTAGATGTATAAGCTGTACTAAGTGCTTGAATACTGATTAAAGTACCAGCACCATTATTTATATCTGGGTTTGTATTAGGAAAACTTAATTCATTTGTTATTGGAACAAAACCACCTACATCATCTACAAGATCTATTATTCTTGCATCTATAGCTGCTGTAGTAGCAACCTTATTATCAGCAGCAGTCCAAGTTTCACCTGATTGTATTTCTTCAGAACTTGCTAAATTATAAAACCTTGCATCTGCTTCAGCTTCTGTATAGTACCTAGCATCTAATACGTTAGCTCCTGTAGTGGCTGATGGGTTTAATTCAGTTTCGGTAAAGTATCTATTATCTAATTGTCCGTTATTAAGTTCCGTTTCAGTAAAATATCTACTGTCTAATGTTCCATTGCTTAATTCGGTTTCAGTAAAATACCTAGCATCTAAAGCTCCACTACTTAATTCAGTTTCAGTAAAATATCTGTTATCCAGTTGACCAGAATTAAGTTCACTTTCTGTAAAGTATCTATTATCAAGTTGACCAGAATTAAGTTCAGTTTCAGTAAAATATCTGTTATCTAATTGACCTGCATCTAATTCTGTTTCTGTATAATATCTACCATCTAAAGTACCGGTAGCTATATCTTCTTCAATAATTGATCCATTTACGATATTGGCACTAGCTATAGTAATGTCTGTAGGTAAAGCACCTCCTCCTAATTTTGTAAGACCAACAGAATCATTTAATAATTTACTTCCATTTATATTTGCAGAAGCATTTATATCACCATCGACAATAGTTCCATTAGAAATCATTGTTGAAGTAACAGTACCAGTATCAGAACGAGTAACTACTGTACCTGTAATATTAGGAAGGGTAATAGTTCTGTCAGCAGTAGGGTTTTCTACTGTTATTTTTGTTTCAAAATCGTCATCAATAGCACCTTCAAATTGTAAAGATCCAATTACTGTATTACTTCCATCTCTTAAAAGAAGATCGTTATTAACAATATCTGTAAATTCTTGTAAGGCAAATAATATTTGATCATTTTGAGTATCTAAATCAGCTTCAGTAAGAACAGATCCATCTTCGAAATCTATTTTTTTAGCAGATATATCTGTATTTCTTGTAAATTTTATAGAAACACCATTACCAGGTTCGTTACCACTGGTGAATGTAATTTGTGAACCACTGGTAAAAGTGTAATGAGTATTTAAGGTTTTAAATTCACCACCTACTAATACCTTAATATCTGTTTCAGCAAAAAATGAGAAGGAGATACTAAAAGGACCAGCAGTACCATTACCAGTATGGCTTGTAAAAGATGTAGCAGTGTTAGTAGGCATAGTTAAAATTCGACTGATTGGATAGATCTTTGCATGGTTTGATTAAACCGATCTCTACTTAATTTATTTAAGATTGTATGTTTCTCAAGTATATCTGGATTTTGAGCTAAAAACCTATCTTCTCCTAATTCAATATACATTTTATTTATTTCTCTTAAACCAGGCATTTTATCACCACCACTCATAATTTGCTCTACAGAATCTTTTGCAGTTTTCCAAGGTTTTTTTTGTTTTTTAACAATATCGTGATGAATTTTAAAATGAGGAGTTTTCATATATAGCTGCATTGCTTGATCTATATTTAATCCATAAAAAGGTGACGATTTATCTTTTATGGTTTCTGTATTAACTAAATATCTTAAGTCACTCATTTGTGTTGCATTTAAAGGTATAGCATCATCTCCTAACTGTATTTCTTCTATATTTAAATAATCTAAAGACCCACCGTAACTACCAATCATGTCATCTGGTTCAGAAAGAACTTGACCCATATCAGCTAATACGGAAACTACAGGATGGTTTTGAGATTCGCTTTCAACCACCCAATTAAATAAATCTAAACCTGCTTTTTTAGGATATAAGACTAGATTATTAGTAATGTGTTCTCTCATTGGTGGTAAGTCATCACCATATCCTAATACTTTTTTAGAAGCTTCTCTCTTCAAAGATTCAAACGGTCCTAATGATTCATCACCTTTGTAAACTTCAGAATCTAATTTTAATTTCCATCTAAGACCTTGTTCTGGACTTACATTTAACCAATTTAATAACCCCATGTCATATAAATCACCTGGTACTCTTTTAAGATCAGATTGAAGACCACTATAAAAAATATTAGATGTTATAGTCCTTTCAAGAAATCGACTAGACCTTCCTTTATTGTATAAAAGATCTGCAAAATCATTAATACCTGTAAAGAATAAACGATCAGTAATGTTCCTGACACCTGCTATACCTAAAGCTTCAAGAGCAGAAATTTGATCACCTTCTTCTAAATATTTATATATTTCAAATAGATCAGTAGCTGCCATTAAGTAACCAGATAAAGGATCAACTCTTGTGAATGAATAGTATTTGACTACTACACGACCATCTTTACCACGTTTTAATGTGCCATCTTCATTGTATTGAGGATAACCAATACTATAAGGTCGCCAACCAGTTTTCCATTTTGCTAACCATGCTTTTCTGTTAGCAGGTCCACCACCAGTAAGTCTTACTCTTGTCTCATCTTCATTCATTCCATTCATAAAGTTATAGATTAAGAAAGCAGATCCTATTGATGTAAAAATTCTTCCTCTTGCAGCTTTTCTTGTTAAAGGATTTCCACTTGTTAAATCATCATAAAAACCAGTACCAGGTAAAACATTTATACCTGCTGTTCTTTTTATTTGTTTATGAATAAGATTTTTTAAAGTACGCACAAAGGGAACAATTCTTTTGACTATAGGATATTTAGCAGATCCAGAAGCTAACCATCTAACAGCACCTTCTGGTAATTCCTCTGCAAAAGTAGCTTCTTTGCTAAATTCTTGAACATTTTTAAATATGGCAGCAGCTTCTTTAGCTTGTTGTGTAGGTAGTTTATTAATTACTTTACCTGTTCTAGTTGAAAATGCTTCAACAACAACATTAGCCATTTTGTTTGCATAGTCTTGTAATTCTTTTCCTTCTAAACCTTTCTCCAGTCCTTTTAGTAATGCAAGACTTTGTGCTGATGCGTTTATATTGAAACCATGAAAAGCAGCATCTGAAGCTGATAAAAACCTATATGGCTGCCTTACGAAATTTTTACCAAAACCATTTACTAAATTAGCAAGTATTCCGTCACCATCCATAGAGATAGCAAATCTATCTACATAATCTAATTTTTCTGCACCAGGATTAAAATAATTACTTTCTAACATATATGATTCTTTAGCACCTTTTATCGCAAGGTTATACCCTTGAAGTAAACCTACTGTATGTTTCCATGCAGCTTGTAATTCTTTGGGATTGACAATATTCATCGGGTCTAAATATAACTCTAAGTTCAACATAAGGCTTTCACCTATAGCTGATATAGCATTGATCTCATGGGTAGTTGGCTTTGATAAAATTGCATTTATAAATATTTCGTTTAAGACTCTAAGAGGTGAATTGCCATCAATATTTAATAAATTACCTAATAATCCAAATCTTACTAAGTTATGAGTTTTACTGTAATCACCTTTAGTCCTCTTAAAGATATTAAGTAATTCATTTAATTTCTTAGGATCACCTGTTGTTTCGTATTCTTCAAATGCTTTATTTACACCGTTTTTAAAATCTTCTATTCGTTTTAATTCAATGTCACTTTCTATTCTTGCAACACCACTTTGTTGACCTATTATTTTTCTTTTTTCTGCTTCGGGAAGTTTTGCAAATTCTTCTGCTGACAAGCCAGAAGTTTTCATTTGCATGGAGTACAAACCAGAACCATAATCACTTCTAATAGGAATAGATTTTCTTACCCAATCATCAAACTCTTCAATACCAGCCATAAATTCATCTTTAACTATTTTTGCTGCGTTAACATCATTTTTAACATTAATAACATTTATAAATCGTTGAACATTAATATCATTTTTTCTACTTATTCTTGCAACTTGTTCAGCTAGTGCAAATTGATCTATACCTGATGGATTAATTTTTCTATCTGCTGCTATACCCTCAATATGTTGTTTGAAATCTGGATTCTCTAACAGTTCAAAAGCTTCTTCTCTTATGTCTGATTCTGTCATTACAAAACGATTTACACCTTCATCCTGTGAATCTTGAACAGACTTCCTAATAAATTCTTCATTACCACCTAATTGCTTAAAGTTTATTTGATTTGGTTGTTGATCATCTGGTCCTATATTCTGTTTCTTTTTACCTTTACCTTTTCTTGCTTCTACTACTTTGTCTACATTTGTTTGATCTAAAGCAAAACGTCTGTATTTTTTTACATTTTTTCTTTTTACAAAATCACTAAATATCTTTTTAGTATTAGGGCCACCTAATCTTGCTCTTAAGTTATCAAAAAGATCTTGTAAAAATATTGATACTTCTTGTGAAATTCTTTTAAAAGTTCCAGTAGGTGCAAGATCTAGACGACCACCTTTTTCTAAAGCATTAAAAAATTCATCAGCTAAATTTTCTGCAAAAAACTCATCAATATTTTTGAATCTATAGTTTTCATTGGTAAATTTACCTCGTTCAAAATAAGCATTGGCTTTTCTTAAAAAGTTTTTATCAGTAATGTTTGGCTTTCTAGCAAAGGGATCATCAGATCTTTGATATATAAGATTAGCCAACTCTTCTTTCGATGTTGTTTTTAAGAATTTTGCTCTTTCTTTATCAAATTGTTTTAAATATTTAGCTTGAGCAGTAGCAAATTCTTTCTTATATCTTACTAAATCTTCTTTAGGTAGGTAGCGAGAAAGACTGTGCCACAGTTCATGTACTGCAACATGATCAAGGCCACCACCAGTACCTTGTTCAAAGCCTTCTACAACTTTTCTACGGATTGTTATAAGACTACTTGCAAAGTCAAAT